AGTTCCTGAGGTACCTGAAGTACCACTAACTCCGCTGCTTCCAGAACTTCCAGAACTTCCACTGCTTCCAGATGGCTGAGATACTACGATTAATAATACATCATCATTATTAGAAAAAGAATGTGTAGAAGTTCCTAATGTAACTCCGATAGTCCAATATGTTGCGTTATCGGTTTTACTTGTAATTGTCCAAGTTTGATAATTAGTATGATCTGCTTTATCCTGAATAGTAATAACTGTACCAATCGGAAGATTAGATAAGAAAATATCGACATTAATATTACCTCTTTCTAAGTCACTAATATTAAGAGATGTTGCTGATGACTGGGTTGCATTATTCCAGATAATAAATCCATTTCCTGGATCTCCAGAAGTGATTGTTGTCTTAGCTTTATAGCTAAAAAAGGAATTTGAAGCTCCGTCTTTTCCTGAAGTTCCACTAGATCCTGAAGTACCGTCAATTCCTGAAGTTCCTGAACTTCCTGAACTTCCACTGCTTCCTGAAGTACCGCTGACTCCTGAAGAGCCACTAGTTCCAGATTGTCCACTGCTTCCTGAACTACCGCTAGATCCTGAACTACCGCTAGATCCTGAAGATCCGTCTTGACCAGGTACACTAGTTTCTCCTAGTGCTATTGCTTTTAAATTGAAAATACTATCTGCGCTTGCATTAGTACCTATATCAACGTTAATCCAAATTCTTACCCCTGATGTAGTTTTATTAGTAAAAGTAATTGTATAACCTGAAGCTATAGAATCTGCCCACCAACCTACGAATCCTAAATTACCCGTTGGTCCTTGATACCAAAAAAGATCTGTAGTGTAATTGGTAGAAAGAAAAGGTTCAACAAAAGTAACATCGTAATAAGCTGCTATATTTCCAAATGGATCATTTGATCCGTAAACCCATCCTCCTGTTCCTCCCCATTGAATATTCTTAGCAGTTAAACCAAGACCAGTTCCTGTGGCTCCTGTAGCACCGTTAATCCCTGAACTACCGCTACTTCCAGCAGCTCCTGTAGGACCATCAACTCCTGAAGTTCCACTGCTTCCTGAACTTCCACTAGTTCCTGAACTTCCATCTACGCCTGAGGTACCGCTAGTTCCAGCTGATCCTGAACTACCTGAAGTTCCGTCTATACCTGAAGTACCGCTACTTCCAGATGATCCCGAAGTACCGCTGCTTCCTGCAGATCCTGAACTACCACTAGTTCCAGCTGATCCAGAACTGCCACTAGTACCTGCACTTCCAGAACTACCGCTACTTCCTGCTGATCCTGAACTACCTGAACTACCGCTAGTTCCAGCACTTCCTGAAGATCCTGAACTACCAGCACTACCTGCAGCACCCGTCATACCTACCTGTGTATAAGCTACAGGGGTTACAGAAACTGAAACAGAACTTGTTGCTGGTTTATTTGGTAAGGTGCTTGCCGCTTGGAATAGGGCTTGCATTGTGGTGTCTGTCGAACTCCAGTATATTTGGTAGTAATCTGATTTGTTAGCGTTAACCTGGTAGGTTAAGGTAACAGCTTCAATTGATCCTGCACCATTTAGGGTAAATAATTTATTGGAACCAACCACGTTAACCCCATTTTTACTTAACCAAACCTGAACAACGTCATCGCCTGGTGAAGTTTTATAGAATTGGGCAACTGCTTGTATATTGAAAATACTTGCTTCTGATACAGTTATTTTAGAATTGTCAACAATACTAACTCCGTAATTCGATAGTGTCGTATTTAGTCTAAAAACATTGGCTGCGGAAGGACTAGCATTAGTCTGAGTGGTTGTATCTAGGAAAATACCGTAGTATCCAAGAACTCCACCAGCTCCTGTGGGTCCAGTTGCACCGTAACCACCTGTAATTCCGATACCGGTAACGTTACCTGTAAAGTTTACAGTTGTGTCAGAAATCTGAAAGGGCATTGGGTTACCAAAACCATCTGTTACAGTTTGAAGTGTACCTGAAACTCCTTGAGAACCTATATTTAGTATTCCTCCGTAGGTATTTTGTATTCTCTTACCGGTTAAATCAGCCATTATTAGATGTATGTTTTATTAAATATGTTTTAGTCAGTTTATACATTTTCTTCCCACTCATTCTGGTCCGCTTCTGGAACGTTGCTTGTGTTGTTCCAGATTCCGTTAGAAGTATAATAAACATAAGACTGTAATTGTTCGTTATTAGATTGATAAACAATAGGTTCGCTAGGTCCAGTTGCTGGAGCGAAGATAACCGATTGTAAATCCTCGTTAGCACTCACATAAGTTTCGAAAATTACCTCTGGCGGAGTCTGATCGTTTAGAATCATTTGTCCGCTATCGATTAAGGTACCGATTGCAGGATCTAATGTTGCGTAATTAGTATTCCAGATCTTATAATCCCAATTTCCGCTTGGTGTTAGATAAACTTCGCCGTTTGCTGGATCCTCTATTGAAATGTTTGCTACCAAAGTGATAACAAATTTCAGATATCTAGTGTTTCTGGTAAGCACGAACGGAATAACATAACTCCATTCTTTAGTGAATCCAGACTGAAATCCTATCAAAAAGTAATCCCCAAATTCTTGTACATCATTATCGATGGTATTGGCGTAGATTACAAACTCATTTGATGCAAGTTGGTTAAGATTTATCATCTAAATTACAATGTTTAGTACTAAATATGATTCGCAAGAAAATTGACATAAAAAAAGAGGACTAGTTTCCTAGTCCTCTTAGATGTTTGCTTTGGTGAATTAAGCTGTTACGATAGTAAAGCCTGACAACGCTGAAAGCGAAGTCAATTCATAAGCCATATCAGGTTCTTGAGCACTGATAGTAATGCTGTATTGGTTAGCATCACCAGGAGCAACTCCTGTTACTGAAGTACCAGCAGAGATTACACCACCACGGTCTTTTCCAAGCAACCAGAAGTTATCGTTGTTATCTTGGAAGATAACTTTGATATCTCTGTTTCTGCTTAACAAAAGAAGTTGATTTCTTTTTACTGCAGATAATTGCTGAACGTTGATCGTGATAGCTTGATCGTAGAATGCTGTACCGTTTACGTTAGAAATGTTGAAAGTTTCAGTGAAAGAAGCAGTATCTTTTGGAAGCTCGTATTGGTAGAAAGTACCAGTGGCACCTGTCAAACCTGTGATCTCATTGTTAGCGTTGTACGTTGTAGATGCGATTACAATATTTGTCCCAATATACGCTGTCTTAATACCACCAATGCTATCGATACAATCTAATGCTATTGCGGAAGTTAAATTACAAGCCATATTATTTAGTTTTTTTTATTTTAATTTTTTAAATAGGAGCTAGACTTTCGCCTAGCTCCGTAAATTGGGTTGATTATGCACCAGCGGTGTAAACGAACTCGTTAGCAAGGATACCGATACCCATTGAGAATTCAGAAATCATTCTGATCTCTTGGTTATCGCGTGACCACCAACCTTGGATTCTTTCAGTGTCATCAATTAGACCACATACTACGATCATATGTTTAGCAGGTCCGCAGTATACTTTTGGTGAAGTACCAAGTCCGCCTACTGGAATTGCTCTTACCGAAGTTCCTGGGATGATGATTGATTGACCTAAACCAGCACCAGTTGTAGCACCAGTGTTATAGTGGAATAAGTTTTTAGATACGATGTCAGTTTGTAAGTAACGGAAGTTAGCATAAGACATGAACATCATTAAGTCGTCTCTTGAAGCAACAGCCAATGGAAGTGCATCAATAGTAGCGATAGCTCTACTGTAAGCATTTGTAGAGTTCCAAGCTCCTGTAGGACCAGCAGCTGCACCGTTTGCTACAGTTACTTGAGAAATGATCTGGTTACCCAAGATGCTCTCAGCGTATTTGCGAGTCTCTTGGATCATTTGATCAGCAATTTGTTGCTCGAATGGAAGTTTCTCGCCGTAGGCAGAAGCATCCAATTGAGTTGAAAGCCAGTAGTCGTTAAGCTCGTTCAAGCAAAGTGACTGTTTCCAGCTATATTTTTGATTGTCTACTTCAATTTGTGTAAAGTTAGTAGAACCAGCTGAAGTCCATCCGCACGCAGCGTCAGTGAAACCAGCAGTCATTCCTAATACGTTAACAGAAACTGTTGCAGAAGCATACCCTGGACGTACGTCCAAGTACTGCATAAGATCAGCACCTAATACTGCTCTCTGGATTAAAATACCTGAATCTTCTAGATTAAAGGTACTAAGGTTAGCTAAATTAAATCCCATGATTATAGTTTATTTTTATTTTTGTTGTTTATGATTAAGCTTTCTTAAAAAAACCTTCGTTTTTTAAATTAGCCATTGTTGCAATTCTAGCGTCTAAGGCAGTGTTTTCTGAAGCAAATTCTCCTCTAGTTACTTTAGGAGCTTTTTCAGCGCCTGGAGTTTTAGAAAATTTCTCGTATTTAGATTCCATTTCAGACATTTTAGTCTTCATCTTACCCATTTCGGTAGAAATTTCTTCTAAAGCCATAACGATTTTTTTCATAGCTTCGTTTACTGCTGCTTCTTTTTTAGCTATCTCTTCTGGAGTTTCTGAAGCAGGGATCGTATCTTCTGCTGCTGCTTCCACTTCAACTTCTACCTTTGGGGTTTCGTCTTCAGCTTTGCTTTCTACAGAGATGATCTTGCCTTCAGCATCAACCTCTACTTTTAGACCTGATTCTGTTTCGTGCTCACCTGCTGGTGCTGGAGATTTGGTTCCGTCTTCTGCTATTACAAATAGCGGAAAGCCCGGTGCAAACTCTTCAGCTTCTACTGCGGTTCCATCGATCAGTTTGTCAGATGCTAATTTAACCTCAAGTCCTAATATGACTCTGATTTGGTTTAGTTTTTCTTTGAACATTTGATTATAATTTATTTTTGAAAATTGGGCGTATACCACTAAATATAGATACGAAAATAATTGACATTTCTCTAGTTTTATTTTTTTTACCCGGGATTACGTCTTACATTTGTGTTATGGAAGAATGGAAAGATATTAAAGATTACGAAGGACTTTATCAGATTAGCAATTTAGGTAGAGTTAAAAGTCTTAGGTACAATAAGGAAAGAATACTAAAACCAGGAGTAAATTCTCAAGGATATCATATTGTCGTTTTATTTATAAATGGAATTCCAAAACAATTTTATATCCATAGACTAGTTTACCAAGAATTTATAGGAGAATTAATAGCAGGATTAGTTATAGACCATTTAGATAATAGTCCTTCAAATAACAATATTAATAATTTACAACAAGTATCGCAAAGAAAAAATGTCGTTAAAGGTGGGACTACTAAAAAAGGATCCTCTAAATATGTAGGAGTATTTTGGAATAAAGAAAGAAATAAATGGAAAGTTAAAATAGGAATAAATGGTAGGTCCAAATTTTTGGGCTACTTCGACGATGAAGAGGAAGCAGCCCAAGCTTATCAAAATGCTTTAAAAAGTCTTAACTAGATTAACTAGATCTTCGTAAACTTTCTTGTCTTTCAAATAAGTCTCATATTCTTTTTGATCTAAGAAATCTCCCTGTAAACTAAAACCTTTAAGTTTACCTGCTTTAACCTCTTGCCAAGTTTCTTCGTTAAGTACTCGCATTTTCACGCACCACGTGCCTAACGGAACGTTTAATCCGTAAACCGAATTAGCCTTATCCTCTAGATTTTCTACCAGCCAGCTTTCAAACACATAAGTTCCAGCATCTTTTGAATCCACATGCTGAATGTTGTTGTCGGCTAATCTTTTTTCTCTCATGAATTTCTCGGCCATTTTTTTAACAACATCTTTAGAGAATCTAACAAAATAGATTTCCCCGTCTTTATTTTTTCTAGGGATTTGCATGTCAGGAATTGCTACTGGACCTACTAGTTCTCTTTTATCCTCGTCAGCAAACATATACTTGCTTAAAGCAACCTTTTTAGATAACTCCACATTCTTTAGAATGCTGTCTGCTTTACGGCCAACGTATTTTCCTGAAGCTTCCCATTTACCGTCTACCTCTTCGTAGATCTCGATAAGATATCCAGGATCTTCTTCGGTACCGTTTATTTCGAAATCTGCACCGGGTACTTTTTTAGATCCTATTACAATTTCTGTGATACGACCTCTAGGATTCTGGTCTGCTGTTTTCCAGCTAACTGCATCACCAACAGATAGTTCATCTACAGAAGCAAACTCTTCACCTATAACTGCTTTTCTTTTTAACGGACCTGTTTGGTCTGTGTAAGGTGCAAGTCCACCTGTGTTGATTTCGAATTTCCTACCGATCCCAGATAAAGATCTTACCACATCAGCATTATTGTCTATGTGTCTATCGATACCAAGTTCTCTTACCTTAGCAACCTTAGCTAGGTTAGATCCAGTTGTAAATATTCTGTCTCTAGGAATTCCTAATTGAGATGCACGAGCCAACATAGCAGTATTAACTCCTGATCTTGCAGATATAATGTACAGTGTATCTCCATTTCTTTTATGTCTTGTTGCAAGTGCTAGACCTGCATTAGTGGATAAAGCGTCATCGTAGTCAAAACTTACTTTGGCAAATTCTTGGAATTCCTCCTTGCTCATATTTTCGTAAGTGGAAATACAGATAGCAACTGCTTGATCCTGTTCCTTACCTTCACCAATCATGTAAGGTACGCATCTGCCCATGTAGTCAGACTCTGATTCCCCAGCATTTGGTTCAACAAATTCTTCAGCTCTAAAGTACATAAAGTTCTTTTCGATAGCTGGCGAATCCACTAGTGCTATTGCATCTACACCCGATCCGTCTAGGTCATCTATAATTTCTAAGTCAATTACTTTTCTTTCCATGTTGTTAAATATATTTTATTACAATCTTGCCAAATCAGAGATACGTTTATTAGCTTCTTGCTCGCTACTCATATCTGAAGCAACCACATACGTTTTAATCACTGGTGTGTTCTTGTTAACGTATTGTTCTGCAGAAGCACTTAAGTTATTAGGTGCTCCAGATCCGCTACCCATACTGTTAATTTTCTCTAACATCGGTAAGAAAGATGCTGTTGCATCTCTATTAACTACAAATTCTCCGCCTTCTAATTCTCCATATGGTGTGGCAATACCACCTTCGGAATGTTTACGTCCCATAAGCAAACCACCTTCGGCAAACTTAGATCCAGCACCACCGCCAGCTCCTCCGCCGCTTTGATTTAAAGCTGCACTTGGATCTTTTGGAGGTACACCAGAAAAGGTTGTTGTTCTAATCAGTTGTACTTGAGCATATCCAGCTGCTAAAGCTGCTGCTGCAGCAATACCACCAAGGATAGGACCAACAACCGGAATAGCAGATAATGAAGTAAAGGCTTGAACCGCACCTTGTATGGTTGAAATAATTGCAGATGCTATCTGAAGTTTCTTACCATTTTCAAAAGCTTCTTTACCTAATTCATATTCTGCTAAAGCTCTTTTATATTCTGCTTGGGCTACCGCTTTACTGTAATCGTCCTTTATCTTTTTCTTTTGCTCATCGGTAGTTCCTTCTATAGCTAAAGCTGCTTCTGCATTAGAAGTTAAAAGTGCTATCTCGTCTTCCGAAGCTTTCTTGTTCTTTTCGTAAGCTTCCTGATTTTTTAGATCTTGGAAAGCTTGGAAAGCATCTACAACTGCTTGTGCTGCCTGAAGAGTTCCGTTGATCTGATCTATCAGATCTTCGTTGTTCTTTATAAAATCTGTTACCTTTTTATTTAAGGCATCAATATAATTTAATTGGTCTTCCTCGTATTTGTTTTTAAGATTCTGGTTAAGTTCATCTTGCAATCTAAGTATTTCTAGATTATTAGCTTTCTTAGCCTCTTCAGTTTCGTATGCTCCTTTTTTAAGTAATTCTATCTGATCTCTTAATTGTTTTTCTTGGAAAGCCCTAATGTTTTCAGTATACTGTTTCTCAGCTTCTTCTTTCTCAGTGTTAGTAGCTTTCTTATCATTTAAAATCTGGTCTCTTAGTTTTTCCTCGCCTTCTTTATAAACTAATAATTCTGCTTCTTGTTGTTTCTTTAAATTGTTAAGAGTATCATCTAGATTTTGTTTTGCAAGTTTATCATTAAGTTTCTTTTGAGCCTCTGCACGTTTTTCGTTAATGCTATCAATTATTTCTTCTAGCATACCAGCACCTTCACTGATCATACCAGTTTCAGCTTCTATGAATAACTTACCCCCCTTACCTACTTCTGTGTAAAATCCATAAGTAAGATCTTTTAATGATTTATAAGTTTTGGTAGCATTTTGTATTAAAGTGTCGTAAGTTTTATTTAGATTTTCTTGCTCAGTTTTACTATTAGCATCTTTTTCGTCCATTAAAGATTTGCTAAGTTCATCCTCTTGTTTTCTTCTTTGTTCGTTGTATTTGTTCTGGATTTCTGTTAAAGCTTGATTAGCTTCAGCAGTAAGAGCTATTATTCTAGCATTAAAATCTTCCTTATTTTTAATCTCTTTAAGAGCTGCGGATTGACTTTCTTTTAGTGATTGTTTTAAAGCTGCAACTTCTCTTTGTTGTTCGTCTGCTATATTTTTTATACGAACATCAGCTAAGATTTTTTCTGTCTCTGCCTGTGCTGCTCTTCTATTATCTTGATATTCTTTAGCTCTTGCAGCAGCTTCTTTTTGTCTTGCTTCTGCTTCTGCATCTGCTTGCTTTTGTGCTGCAGCAGCTTCTGAAATAAGTTTCTTTTCCTCCTTATTAAACTGCCTTTTCTTAGCAGCAAAAGCTTCTTCAGTGTTAGCCAACTTAATTCTAGAAGCATCCAGTTTATCGTTTGCCTCTTTAGATTCCCCGTATAGTCTAATGTTCTCTTTGGCAGCAGCAACCTGTTTTCTGGCTAACTCAACTTCCTGTGCAGCTAACTTTTCCTCTGACGCCCTAATCTCATCTAACGCTTTCTTTCTATCTGCATAAGCTGCATTAGTATCAGATAGCAATTCTTTTGCTTCTGCTAAGGTCTTATTCTGTTCTGCTCTGGCAACCTGTAGATCTCCTTCGGCTTCTTCTATCTTGTTAAGCGTGTCTGCTAACGCCATACCTGCTTTTGCGTTTTCTGCGAAGTCAACTCCTAGTGCTTCTAACGCACTCATAACCCCGTCTATAGCAGCCACCACACCATCGATTAATATCGAAGCAAACTCACCAACAGCTTTAATAACCGGACCGATGATACCTGTGAAAGCACCCATGATCTTGTTAAGACCCATTTGGGCTTTCTCACTGGACTCGATACCTTTTTGGAAAGCTTTAAACACAACCACTAAAGCTGCTATGATAGCACCGATAGGGGTTGCAATAAATCTTAACGAAGCAGCAGTCATCGAATTAACACCACTGATCACACCACCGATAGGACCAGGTATTTCTTCTAAGGAACTACCAAAGTTCTTAAGTTGTCCTATTAACCCCTGAGGCTTTAACCCTCCTATACCCTCGGTCTGTAGGGTCTTTAACGAAGCCTTAGCCTTATCCGACTCTTTAACCAGGTCACTAAACCCAGGGTCATTGATGTTGGTGTTAGCAATTGTATCATCAAGAGCTTTAATTTGCTTCTGGATCCCAGCAATTGTGTTAGCGGCTTGTTCCCCGTTTATCTTGAATACAAATTCTTTTTCTGCCATTTTGGTTGTTTTATTTTAAATATGATTTTTCTTTTTATGCAGGAGGTGGTACTTCTCCACAAACACAACTTGCACAGCTGCCAAATGCCACGATGGTTGTACCGTCTCCACCCACTTGGGCTGTTCCACTTGCGTTTCTATACCAACGTCCTGGAAGTAGTGCTGTTGTTCCGGCCGAGTCTCCGTAGATGGAAGTGGAAGCTCCTAGTGTTGGTCCGTTACCGTAGATCGTTTGGCTGAAAGATGCGCAACAGCACACTGTGCAAATCGATGTTCCAGAACAAACTGAAAATGCTGTTAGACCTACAGGATCACAACCACATAAAGAGCAAAGCGTAACCGATTGGACTACGCCTCTACTATCTATGTTTAGTGCCTGTGTTCCGTCCGAATATGAACCAGCAAGAAGTGGAATAGTTCCTTCCGAGTTGGCGTACAGGATAGAGTTTAAAGTGAAAGTGGAATTGGCTCCGTAGACTGTGAAACGTTCGTACAGAATATCTTGACAACAAGCATCACATCCAGTGCCCGAGTACTTGATATTTTCGAAAGCAAAAAGTCCTAGTCCACTAGGATCGTTAACCCTAACCCCAACGTCATCTCCTAGCTTAACCAACTTAACCTTTACGTTTTGTTTAGACTGACCTAGTATGTAGTCTTTAACTTCGATCGGCAACCACCAACTATCTTTAATAAAGATCTTGTCGTTAAATTGTAGAGATCTAAGATCGTCTATGTCTAAAGCAAACGTAGCCTGCATAATACGTCCATACGGACTGTATGTGAAGTTAAACCAAGACTGCCAATAGGTAGTGAAAGCCGTGATCGGTGTACGTCCGCTACCTGCTGGCAAGTAGTTTGTTACGTCCCAGAACTGGTTAGAGTTGGTCCAGTTTAAATCTAGTACCGCATTTGTAAACGGATAGGCAGAGAATTGCGATACCAGTGGATAGGTTGTTTGTGCGATCGAAGAGCCAGCATCGTTTTTCATGTACCAAGTTGTTGGTGCTGTAACCACCCCGTTGTAGAACATTAACCTAGGCTTAATCTGAATAGGTTGTCTTTCCGTTTCCGTGTCCTTAGCAAAATGCGGGATAAGAAACTTGTTGGAGTTACCTATCGGGCCAAGTGGAACAGGAGCAAACATAGATTTTATCTCCCTGTTTCCTGTAATGATCTCGATGTTGGAATCCTGATTAAGCTGACCGAACGTTTCTTTATTAGCCTGTTGGTAACTGAAATTGTAAAGGTCTCCTTCTTCCGAATCCTTAAATATAATTTCCCTTGGTTGGGTTTGGAATAACGGGGTTAACGTTACCTCGAAATCACGATTGAGTTTATCTGTCCAATCTTTCTGTGTGCCTTTCTTAATCCAATCCACCCAAGGCTCGATAATAAAGTTGCTAGGGTTCTGTGGATCTACCTCCCACATCAACTTAAATCTGTCGTTAACCCCTTTAATGAATTCTATTTGCTTGATGTCCTTAGGCATTAACCCGGCAGGATCCACGATAGCTGGACCGTCTGCAAAAAGTTCTCCTGAAATAAAGTAAGCTCCCGGAAGAACCTCTGTACCTAGATTACAGAAAAACTCCACCTTAGATCCTTGGAAGAGTGTTAGGTTCCATTCGAAGGTTCCACTGGCTGGACTAATCACATAAGGGTTTTCTGATAGCACTGGTCTAACTATGTTGGCAAATGATCCTGATGTGCCCACATCTAAATAAGCTGTTTTGCTAAATAAAGCTGTGGCTCCGTTAGCATAAGTTATCTTAGCTTTCAACTCGAACGTTCTTATTAGAGAACTAGGAGGTCCAGTGGGTTTAGCCGGAGCAGAGAATGCTAGTTCCATCCCAAAAAGATAGAAGTTGTAGGTGTAACCGCCCGTTGCTCCTGGTGTGATAGCATTATAAATTGAAGAGGCTGTGTTCCAGTTGTTAGCTGTATCTACTACCTCGTTAGGAATACTAAGTTTAATGTCCGTTGATCCAGTGAACATGTAGTTACTGTAAGCAGGCATCAGGGTTGTAAGATTTGGTGTTACCGCCATCTCCGCATTGGAAGATGAGGTGTTAGACGAGATCATGTAGATCTTATTAAAGATCTGGGAGTTGTTAAGAAAACTAGATGTGTAGGTGTACCCAGCATCTTCGAATATCTTATCCCAAATGTACTTAGCCTTAACAAAGGGTTTAAATTGGTTTTGGTTAAGAGGGTTAATAGAGTTAGTAAACCCTTTAACCCCGGCGGTAGCATTGTACACGGCTAACGTGGGTATGGTAGGCACCTTGGTGGTGCTGTCATAGGTGTACCCGTACTCTGCTAAAGGGTAAACAACGTTGCCACTTAAAAAGTTACCGGTCCAAGACAACTGAATGTTGCTGTAGTTCTGGGTGTGGCTAAGCTCTGTCATGTCTAATGACGAAAGATCCTTAGGGGAAACGATAGACGAGAAATTAGAGGTCTGACCCATGAAGATCAACTCGTACTCTATCTTCTCTTCGTCCGGACTATAGAAGATCTGGTTTAATCTAACATTACCGCTAATGAAGAATGCACCGTTTACATTTATGTAAGCCTCCATCTTTTTGGTGGCGTTAAATGTCACGCTGTTCACATTGAAAGCAGCTTTAAAGAATCTAGAGTTGGTTGGTGTGTTAGGTGCTCTAAAGGTCTGAGAAAAATCCGAAGTTGTGGACTGTGGGTTTTCTATCGACTGGATAGATTTAGTTACCTTGATAGGAGAAGAGTTAAGACAATCTAACCCAATCCCAAAGTTACCAGAGCTAACAAAATCTAAATTCTCCTTTACGAATAATTGTACGTCTAAAAATTCTGCCATTACATGTTTTGTTTAATCTGTGACTTAGTGTATTTACAAGTAAATGTGGCCTGAACCAATTTAGTTTGTTTAACGTTCTTGTATGTGTATTCTACGTTTTCTATAACTATAGTGTACGGGGTGTTGTTAGCATCTCCTATGTAAGCCCATGTCGAAGGGGATTCAGGAATGCCTGCTAGGAAATCCACGTAACTCTGAGGTAGGTAATCCGTTTGGATTTCGAATGTGGTCTCGACCACTTTATTAAACACCTTATCGCCACCTCTGTTGTACACGCTGCTACCAGTTCCCACAGTTACTGGGGAAAGAGCACTGTAGTTTAGTTCGTTCTGGTTGTAGGTTTCTTGTTTAGAATTAGTGGTCTTCTCGTAGAACATTTTAAAATTGTAGTAGTCACGCCCGCCTAAAGAGTTAAGCCAACTGATTCTTACATTCTGGTAAAGGTCTTCGCATTCTCTATCGATGTTAAATCTAATCGTTTCTGAAGCCACTGTGGTTAGTGTGGGAGAAGATGTAGCTGAAGCCTTATAGTATGCTGTAACGGTGTAGTAAGCCGTGTTAGCGAAAGAGATAGGTCCAAGATCCCAAGGACCACATCTGAAGTGAAGTATATCTGTGCTTCTAGTTTCCGTGGTGGACAGATAAGTGTTATTGGTCTGTGGACCACCACCTTGACCAGTGTTGTTATAGAAATCGTCTGTGCCTATGACACTTCCCGCCGCGTTGTATCTAATCACTCTTATAGCCTGCACAGAGGCAGCAAAAGAACCTGGTGCTGCGTCCCATCTGTTTATGAAAGCCAACGTGTGGCGATCGGTTAACCTAACAGATCTTTCACCTGGCTCCAGAGATAAGAACTTACCGTTGCCATCCATGAAGTAGCTGTCCCAGAATGGGTAGGTGCTTGTGGTAGCAGTCATAATACCCATCTGCTGATTAAAGTCTAATGCAGCCGGTAGCACTCTAACAAAAGATCCAGTAACTCCGTAAGGTAGTAGCTGATAAGCTGGAGATCCAGTTGCTCCTGCTCCGTTAAAGATGTTAAGTCTACCGTTAACATAATACTCTTCTCCAACTCTAACCGATACAAATGCAGGAAACTCAGTGTAACTTACATAAGGTGTGGTTGCCAATTCTGGGTTGTATAAGCCCATATCTAGAAAAGCCTGGGTTAAAGTGCTAACGTCTAGCATACCCGCACCAGCTGGATTAGGTCTTTGCTTAATCCTATAGGTGTATGAGGTAGCGCTGTTCATAAAGATGTCGAACACGTACTTCATATCGACCTGTGTGTTCTGGTTAGAAGTAACAGACCACATAATCGGATTGTATCCTGAGCTCCAAACTTTAGGTTGGAAGTTTACTGTTGTTATTGACATTATCTTAGATTTCTATGTTTTTGTTTTTCCTTCTGAGCTTCGAAGTTTTGTTTCTTAACCTGATCAACCCTGTGAGCCAACCAATTAAATGCCGCTCTAACTTTGAGAGTCGTGGCTTGGTCGACTTTGAGCGGATCGTCACTTGCAATGGTGAGGAAAGTTGTGTACCAACCTCTTGCAACTTTGTTTGGATCCGTTCGGTTATTTCTTGCATTTCTTTTGGCATCTGGCTCTTCATCTCCTGAAGTTGCTGATTCAAAGAGTCCAGAGTAGTTCCTAAGGATCTGCTTCCTAAACGCAAAAAAAAAGTGATTGCCACGCGGGCTTCGGCTAAGGGGAAAGCTTTAAATTCCTCCGCCCTCTCTGCAAAGTCTTCTGAGTTGTAGTCTGCTATCTTATACTTCTTACCGTTATCCTCAACGATAGGTCTGTATAGGACTGCTAGCGCCTCGTGCATTTTGTGCTCCGAATTGGTGGCCGTTAGTATCACATCTAGATCGCTGAACTCTCCTAGCGTGATGTTGTCCAGGTTAATCATCCCGTAGTTAACCCCGTTAACCTTAACCCGAGGGCTAAAGACGTCTTCGTCCAACGTGATGTTACGGTTGATCTGATTCTGAACCGTGATCCATAAAGCCAACCACTGATCGTACTTTAATCGCTTTAACTCTTCCATTGGGCAATCGGCCAACTTAGACACCACGTTAAAACCAGAGTTCTGATCGCTAAGAGTTAACTCTAACTGCATGTCATAGTAGTCCTGGATTGTTAGATCCCTTACGGTGTACTGTGTCTTGCCTATTTGAAACGTTGTTTTACTCATATTATAATTGGTTAAAAGCTTCTTCTATTGCTAATTCGGTTTGTCTAACTATCTCTGCTTCTATCATTAGCGCTATTTCTGTCTCGGCGTCGATAGGTAACGAACTCCACTTCTGAGCCTGTATACCACCTTTGCCTCTTCTGTATCCTGCGAATTCTCCTGCGTCCCAACCCTGTCCGAAGTTGCCCTGATAGTAAGGTCCTGTTCCGTAGTTGGTAAAGACTCCATAGTCTTCATAGGTAACAAAGATCTGTTCGTCCTGTACGCCAACATTGAAAGACTGTTTCAATTTACCTGCCTTAACCGGAATCTGTAACGCAATCCTAGTGTTAACAACTTGTGCTGCTTTAAGAAGTACTTCGGTTAAGTTAAATTGAAAGTCTGACATTAGTTAAAAGCGGCCTCGCATAAGTTTAATGGTGACTTAACTATCACGCTAATCTCCGCTGCCCAACCGGATAGATTGTTGTTAAATCGTTCCACGAATGGTGTGGTGATCACGGGCATATCCAACACGATCTCTACGGTATCCCAGGATGTTAACATAATGCGAGATATTAGATCTTGCAAGATGTCATGGCAATCGCTTAACCTGTTAACCTCTAACGGCTCCTGGTTCTTAGCAATGTCCATAACCATTAGCGTGAAGCTAAACGTGGTCTTGCCTCCAGTTCCAATAGTGCCACCTCTGTGGACTAAGAAAACTAAGGGATACTTAGTTGGTGTTTGTAGGTTGGTCTGTACATCAATGTCAGATATCATACCGGTCGAGAACTGTTCTACGCCCATATGACTCATGGCTAAGTCGTTGAAGTAGTTGACTACTTCCTTATACGATCTTACTGGTCCCGAATTTGCTAATGGCATTGCTAAAGATTATGTTTATGTTGTTAAATATGGATTAGGTGAAAGTTGCAGAAGGATTTAAGAATAAATGTTCTGTGGGTTGTTATCCGGGCTTAGCCTACTCGTAGCCCCGGTGTAGACCGAATAGGTGCCTTTACTCTTGCCCTGGGTTAACGCCCGGTTAGCAAAGGCTAAGCTCATCACGCAGTCATCGCTTGCTCCCGAAGGTGCAGAGTAACTAATAAGTCCCGATGGCAACATCTTGTAGGCAAAGATGCTAAGCTCCATATGCAGGATACTAAGAACATCCTTTTTAGGGATGCTTATAAGCTTCTCGCTGAAGCTTAACTTCAGGCTCTCTATGATATCCTTCTTAGTGGCGTTAGTCGTCGTAAACGCTTCTATTAGGTTCGGACAGGCTTTGGCCAGTTGCTCGGCCACCACAGATCCTATGGAGTTCTTCTCCACTATGGTGTAGCACTTCCAATGGTTTATCCTTTGGGTTACATCACCTATGATCTCTTCCCAAGATGTCTTGTTCTGTCTGTAGAAGTCTACGAGTACCCCCTGGTCATTAAACACCGAAAGGACTGTGTAGTCGTTAGCCACCGCCAAGTCTAGCCCAGCGTAGTACTTACGACCCGCTTCGGGTTTAGTCTGTAGAGATTCCAGATTGGCGCACTGGCCGAATCCAGCAAACACATTACCACCACCCTGAAGGAACACCCCTAAGTACTCCTGTAAGAAACTCTTCTCTGGCAGCGTCTTCCTAGCCAACTCTAAGGTCTCCTGATCTAGGTAAGGGTTATCGTAACTGGTTATCCTATACGAAGCCCAGTCCTTATACTCTGGATCTAAGCCCCACTCGAATATCTTGTGGAACCAGTTTTGTCCGTTGGGCGTGCTAATGAACAGCACCTTCTTACCCCGGATAAGTGTAGTTGGTCTAAGAATGGTTGTCCACACATCCTCTGGTATAAACCCTGCCTCATCTAT